TGTTACTCCTTATTCGCCCCACTGGGCAGCCAGCATACGGGCTTGTTGTGTCTGAGGATTAGCCATTGCTCCTGCTAAGTACTGATCCTGTTGACCGTAAGCACCTTGAGGAGTACCCCCATAGGGGTTCATCCAGTTAGAGATACCCTGTGTCAGTTGCTTGTTACCTGCGGCGGCTGTCAAAGCAGTACCGAAGGGGCTATAAGCGTTAGCGGCCTGCATAGCGTTGGCAGCGTTAGTAGATCCCTGATACAAAGTATTGGCAATGTTAGTACCTGCTTGTGTGTTCAGCCCACCTAAGTTAGTACCCAATGTCAAGGCGTTCTGACCGGCAGACTCCAAGCCCTGAGCCAACCCGAACTGTGTCTTAACTGGGTTATAACCAGCAGAAGCCAAGTCAATGCCTGTACCGAACAAGCCTGCACCGAAGGTAGTCTGTGCTCTGCCTTGTTCCTGTGCCTGTGCAGCCAACTGCATATCCTGCAACATCTGAGAGTTCAAGAGAGCTTGTTGCTCAGGGTTAGCAGCACCCATCATACCGCCTTGCGAGACTGCAACACCACCACGGCCTGTATTGAACAGGTTCTGTGTCAAGCCTGCTTGTGCCTGTTGACGACCGGGCTGCAAGAGAGCCTGCTGAGATTGCATCCACTGCTGTGCAGCCTCTTGCGGAGACTGAGCCAGATACTGTTGACCTAAGCCAAACAGTTGTTGTTGAGCCGCCTGAGCCTGCTCACCCGCCTGCATACCTGCACCACCTGCCTGAGACAGCAAGCGATCACGCATTGCAGCCACTTCAGGGGAGACATCATAGCCTGCTGACTGAAGATAACCTTCAGGAGACATCTGGAAGTTAGAGGAACCGAAGCGGGTAGTGACACCCACTGGACGGAACTTCTGTGCTTCTGCTGCTACACGAGCTGCTTCGAGTTGTGCATTAGCGGATATTTGTGCTGCGTCCTCAGCAGCGTTCCCTGAGATAACACTTCCAAGGAGACCAGCTCCTGCTGCAATCCACGGCATATTAAGCCTCTACTTTCTGTTTAATTAAAACTTGATCTACTTTGTTCACGTCAGTTTCCTCAGTTTGATGGATACAGAACCACACAGAATCTTCTAAGGCTAAGATAGTATGGTTAACATCTTTAACAATATTGATGCAGGCAGGGGCTGTGTATGTCTCTACTACATCGTTATCAAACAATACCCTGACCTTACCTTGAGCTAAGATACTCAAGTGGTCATAGTTGTGTTTGTGTTGGCAAGCAATAGAGCCTTTAGCAAGACTCATCTGCTTGGCGTATAAGCCATCGCTGAAGTGGTGTTGAATCATGCTGTCAGGCATTTATGCCGTACGCTTCCACATCGCTACGGTGATGTAGGGTTGCAGGTTAGCATTGGTTCCGGAGGAGCCTGTGGAGTTAACAGTGACATTGTGTGCATGTGATCCCGCAGCGTCAGTTCCATAGTTGTAAGGGTTCTGTGTTACACCTCCCCCGTTATAGGTAAAACTACTAACACCATTGCCAAAATAATCGTGGTCACCACTAAAGCCAAAAGCAATATTGTGTGCGTGGCTTCCTGCGCTATCTGTTGAGCCTGCATGGCTGTGAGCAACAACAATAGCATCCTTGCTGCCACCAGTCTCTTCCAAGCTATCAAACAGTGAATCACCCCCGTTCAAGCCCACCATCACTCGGCCTGCACCAAAGACTGCCCAAGTACCGAAGCCTAACAATGTATTAGGGTTGGTGCTGGAGCCTGCGTTGATGTAGATAGAGCCTACCGGATACATAGCCTGCATAGCAGTAGTCACAAAAGCTGTGGTAGCCAGTTGGGTAGTATTATTACCTACTGCTGCTGTGGGAGCCAGAGGAATACCTGAGAAAGTAGGGCTTGTAGTGTCAGCCTTAGAATCTACAGCAGTTGCAATGTTATTGAACTCAATATCAATCTCAGTGCCTTTGACAATCTTTAAAGGATTGCCTGAAGCCAGCGAGTCTTTACTGGCAAAATTAGTTGATTTTACGTAGGATGTCATTAGATATTTCTCCGTGTTTGTTGTGCTTGTCTAAATAAGCGATTGCTTTAGTAAGCGTTTGTATTGATTCTTTCATCAACCCAAGCCCTGCATTGCATCCATGACAAAGAAGCTCTCTGACTTTCCCTGTAGCGTGGCAATGGTCTACGTACAGTTTCTGTTTAGTTGCTTCTTTTTCATCTATTCCACAAATTGCACATTTATGATTTTGAGTAATTAACAAAGCATTGTGTTCTTCTCTTGTCATTTGGTAGTTAACTTTAAGATGATAATCTCGCCCGTAAGCTCTCATCTTTTCTTTTCTACCTTCCGTAAGAGGATCTGCTTTAATACAGGTTTTACAGATAGTTTTATGTCCTGCCTTTCTATCTGTAGTTTTGTAGTACTCTGTTAAAGGTTTCTCAATACCGCAACGCTTACACACACAAGTCATAGTATCTTCCCGTTCTTCGCCTGAATTTCTAACTTTTGGATACTTAAAGCAAAACCATTGATGTCCGCTTCGTAGCCAGTTTGGATAACTTTACCTGCACCTGTTGGGTAGGCAGTTAGTGTTTGGAGGGAAATACCATCAGAGTATTCTGCCCCTGTAATATTATACTCTGAAATACCAAATTCTGCAACCCCTTGAACAGGAATTTTAGTGTTTTGTGAGAAATAGTTCTCTTTAAAGTCATATCCCCACTTAATTGTGACATACTGGTTAGAACCACCAATCACAACCACTGAGAGTTTCTTCAAGACAGAACTTACCGAAGGAGCGCCTAAGTCAGTATGGTTAGTAAAGTATTGGAAGCGATAGATATTACCGTTGTCCTGATACCCTGAATACTGACCAATGTATCCTGCTTTACCGATCAAGAGGCTCTTATCACGAAGGTAGCAGAAGCTCTTAGGCTCAATGCTATCCCATACTGTTACCCTGTTAGAGCCATCCTGTAATGTAGCTTTCGTGTCAAAGCAGTACACAACCTTCAGGCTAGGTAAAGACAGCAGGTAGAAGGACTCAAAGGGACTGTAGACGGACTTCAGTGTAGAAGCTACTTCACCTGCGACAGCACTCATCAAGTCATTACGTACGTTCTTAGACAAGTCACGGAAAGGTGCTGACTTCTCTTGGATGGTACGCAGTACGCTACGCACACCAGTATCGGACAAGAAGATAACATCTGAGCCTGTGTTCTGGATGGTGTCTCTAGCGATGCAACCAATACCTGTCAAGGAATCAGAGATCTTGAACACACCTGCTGAGAGTACATCCTGAGCACCTGAGTACACCAAGATATTGTTCTTACCAAAGATGAACAAGAAGCCGTTATGCGAAGCCAAGCCTGTGATGTTATCTGCACCGTTAGGCCACACAGAAGATACATCAATAGAACCTGTAGAGCCATTAGCCCACTTATGTCCAGAAAGGATGTCGGACCAATAGATCACTGTCTTCTCAGTAGTTGTCTCCGCTACCCACAGACGACCATAGGCAGATAGAACAATGTTACCTGAAGGGACAGTACCTGTGTAGCCCGTCTTCTCAGACACACGGCGATACGTAGTAGTACTTACAGCAGGATCGAACACCAGAGGATCATGGCCTACTTGGAACAGATATAAGCATTCGTTCAAGGCAGCGATCTGCCAGTTGTTAGCTGTGATTGTCGGAGCAGTACCGCCACCACCATAGGTAAGCATAGTCAGTGTACTGCCTACCAGCTTAAATACTTTGTTGTTGCCTGCTGCGATGGTGTACTCAGAGCCGTTGTCTATAACCAACTGACCTATAGCTTCTACGTTAGCAGAGCCTAAGTCAGTGTTGGTAGTGTTCTTAGTTACCCACCCTTTACGAGCACCCACACGTCCATACTGGTCAATGACACAGTTGACAGCGGTCAGGGCAAAGCCAGAGGCTAAGTCTAGTGACGAGTCCTGACTATTCAATCCATAAAAACCCGGGGCAGTAATACTGAATGTTTGAATAGGTTGTGCCATAAGTTACACAGCCTCCCAAGTCTCTTCCTCAACATACCGTGAACTCTCAATAGCAATGGCGTCAGCTAAGGAGGACTTATAAAGACCAAAAGCTTCAGTACTGTTCAAGCCACCATCTTCACCACGCTCAACCAAAGCACGGGCAAAGGCTCCTAATACCACAGGCTCTTTAGGAGCAAGCAGTGTATCGGCATCGCCTGTAAGTTCTGCTTGAGGGATGTACAAGTTGAAATACAGAGTCAAACCAGCGTGAGGGACAGGGTAGAAGTCTACCTTGGTGTCACCTGTAGTGTGTACACCGTTAAAGTTATAGTACATTGGATTACCGGGATTCATGTTGTTCAGTAAGTACTGAGACATCATCTTGGTAGTCAATGCGTTGATCTGGCTCTTGTTGGTAATGTCCTGAGCATCAATGACTTTAAAGCGAGTACCTGACCCATTGAGCACATAGCCGTATGTGTTAGCTAGTGTCTCAATCATCAAGGTATCTGTTAAAGAGTTCCATGCGTAGGCATCTTCGACTTGTCGTTTGGCATCATTAACCAACTTACCCACAAGCTTAGATAAAGTATTCTCATTGACGGTACTGACTTCAGGTTCGCGCATACGAATCAAGATGTCATTAACCAGTTCAAGGTATGTTGGCAAGGCCATAGATTAGATTCCTTCTTTCTTAAACAATTCAAAGGTACAGATGGTACTGAAAGAGCTACCTGCTTCACTTGTCATGACAACAGTGTCTCCCTCCTCCATTACCACATAAGCTCCTCCATCCATGCGTACATAGCCACCTGAGGCAATCGTACCGTTGTGTACGTGAATGTCAGCAGATGCGCTGGAGTCTCTCCAGTAAGCAGAAATGCTCTTGGTAGAGCCTGTGTTGTTAAACAAGTACATCAGTGTCCACTTAGCGAAGTAGCCGAGAGGAACTGTGTAGATTGTTGTTGGTGTCGCTGCTGTAAGGTTAATACCTACTGATACAGGGCGTGTCATTGAGTAGGCACCTCGTCAGCAGGCAGAGGCGTGTCCCCGGCTTCAACCCATTTCAGGTACTCGGCGTAGTCTGAGTTAGCAGGATCGAAGGGGATGAAGGCGTTGTCAGCGATGCGTTTGATGCACTGTGCGGGTTGTCCATATTGATTTTGAAGAAGTTGATACATAATTAAAGCTCCGCTGCGGCGTTGTATCCGCTAACTGCATAAGGATTATTGTTTGCGCGAGAAAGCTGAAAGCCGTTGACCCCCGCCTGAATAATGCTGCCTGCGTTAACTCCTTGCAAAGTAGCGGTGGCTGCTGCGCGTTTAGTAACTTTATAGAACACCTGAAGAATTTGTGTTCCAGTTACACCAGCAATTCCACCATTGAGGTTGTCATCTGATCTTTCGTAATAACGCTGTGCCATCATCAACTCACGCCCGTAGTCCCTGCGGTCAAACGGGGAAGCAACGCTGCCAGCTTCAAGCTGTACTCCGGTGATGTAGAAGGTGGCTCCGTTTGTGCCGACTACAGAGGTTGCGCCTGTGGCTGAACGGTATAGCGACCCTGCCCATGCTCCAGAAGGCCCAGAAACCGTAGCCC